ATCGCAAGATACTATGCAACAACGAGTAATCTTGTGGGTTCCTCCACTGATGCTCCTTGGAGGTCGCATCAGAGAGAAGCGCACAAATACTCTATGCACAGCATCTTACTTCTGGTTATAGTAAATCACTGATTGACTTGATTGTCTATCAATTTTGATATATTGTACCACACTTTTTGGCATAAGTAAAGAACTTTTTTTCCCAGGTATTGACCAATGGATTCTTTTCCAGCCTCTCCGAAGATGCGGAATATAATTCTTGACTTTTCCAACCTTTTGAAGTATAATATGAAGTACATAAATGGAGAAGTAAATGGCAGAGAAATTGGATGGACTCAAGTTTGACGACGAAAAGCCTGAGATGTATCTTCTACCTCCTCTTGCTACTTTAGAGGTTGGAAAGGTGCTTACTTATGGAGCAAAAAAGTATGATGCTCACAACTGGAGAAAACTCGAGAACCTTCAAGAACGCTATACTTCTGCGGCGCTGAGACATCTTCTTGCTCATATGGCAGGCGAAAAGAATGATGAAGAGACAGGACTCTCTCATCTAGCTCATGCTATGTGCTGCCTTTTATTTAAGTTGGAGGATGAACTCCTTGTATATAAAGAAGTACAACAGTTATTTTATCCACATTCCTAAGACAGGAGGAACTTCAGTAGAGTTCTTCTTTATCAGGGACCTTGGCATACCTATACAACTAGGGCAAGGTCATGTGCAGATATATAATGATCTTCACGAAGAATACCACATGGGAAGAAATGCAAAAAAGTTTCCTATTCATCACTGGAATGTTCGAGAAGCGGAAGAATACCTAAATCAGGTAAATTACTCTTTTTCAATAGTAAGAGACCCAGTAGAAAGATTTAAAAGCGAATGTAAATTTCGAGCAATAACTCCAGAAAAATTATTTGCAGAGAAAAGTTATAGAACTATGTCCCAGTATGATTATCTTTACACAAATGGAGTATGTAAAGTAACAGATGTATTTCGTTTTGAAGAGTTAAAAAAGCTCGAAGAAAAGCTGTCACAGTTATTTGAAAGATCAGTAGTTCTTCCTCATGAGCAGAAATCTCCAGCAAGACAGGTAACCTTATCTAAAGGTGAAGTAGCGTACATAAGAGAAAAGTATAAAAAAGATTATGAAACCTTTTACTAATATATTTCATACACCAGTTCTTCCAGAAGAGCAAGCAAGAAACTATGTAACTCAGTGGACAAAAGAAAATGTACGCTATGTATGTTCTTCTGCGATTGGAAGAGAAGAGATAGTATGGGATATCTATTATGGCGATACATACCACGGAGTAGCTCTGCTAGAAAAGGACGGAGAACTAAGTTTAGAGGTTCATGCAATGGACCATATAGAAGACTTTGCTTTTATAATGGTAAAAGATGAAAATGAAAATTATAGATATAGTACCTCTCTAAAAGATAAAATAGAAATGAGCGACGGAAGCTATATCTCAGGCGGAAGAACGTGTCCCGTCTTTGAAGGCAGTTTTGAGATAACCTATTTAGAGAGGGGCGAGTTTATAAAATGTCTTTAAGACGACAGTATTTTGAATATCCTTTTAAACATTGGATCTTTGATGATTTTTTCTCCCCTCGAAGAGCAAAAGCTCTTTCGACAGAGTTTCCTGTTCCTGGCGAAATGTGGCATCATTATTCTAATAGTGTGGAAGAGAAGTTTGCAGATAGAAATCTTTCAAAGTTTCCTCCAGTATTTCAGGAAGTCTTTAATAATCTGATGGGAGACCAATTTGTAAACTGGTTGCAGAGAACTACGGGAGAGCCAGATTTAGTTCCCGATACAACTCTCCATGGAGCGGGGCTCCACTATCATGCAAAGGGAGGAATGCTTCGTACTCATCTTGACTATAGCCTTCATCCAGATAATGGCTTAGAAAGAAAATACAATCTGATTGTTTATCTTTCAGAAGGATGGAAGCCTGAATGGGGCGGAGCCTTAGACTTCTGGGAGGGAGATAGTAAGGAACCTACAAGAAAGGCTCGCTCTATTGATTGTTTGTTCAACAGAGCAGTATTGTTTGATACTTCTAGCAACTCTTGGCATGGATTCAATGATCCGATCGTGTGCCCAGAGAAAGAATTAAGAAAGAGTATTGCTTTGTATTATCTAGCGCCTCCGAGCAGTTCGGCAGATCCAAGTAGAAAACGTGCCAAGTTTGCTCCTACAGGTGATCCGGAGACAGATAGATTTATACAAGAGAGATCCTCATGATAACCGTATTCTACCATCTAGGGCAAATAGGTGTGGAATGGAAGGATATTTTCTTGTCCGATATGCAAAGATTGTCCGAGATTATAGATAGAGTTGATACATTAAATATACATATAAACTTAGCTTCGTATGATCCTCTACCGGAGTTTTCTCATTTTATTCCTCCCGAAAAGATAGGACATATTTACGGAAACCAAGATCCTTATACTGAAAATGAAACGCTAGCTGCAACAGTATTTAATGCTCAAAAAGATATTGGGGGCGTCACGTTCTACTGTCATTCAAAAGGAGTAACGAACTCTTCTACTAAAGACTGGAGTAATTTCTTGTGGGATAAATGTCTTGAAATAGATACTTGTTTGGACTATTTAAAGAATTACAGTACTTGTGGTCCGATCTTTACTAGATTTACCTGCTTTTCTACAGATGAGCATGTTACTAATTCTGAGTTTTGCTATTTTCCTCATTATGCAGGAAATTTTTTCTGGGCAAAAAACGACTATTTAGCAGGACTTAATATAACTTTTTTTGATAATTGGGATATGAGAATTTGGACAAATCAGAAAGAAGATCTTCCTGAAGAGGAAGAAGGAAAAGGATTTTACAAACGATTGATAGGAGAACAGTTTCTTTTCAATAGTTTTTATCCTCAAAAATCTCAAAATTTGAGTTATAAATGTCTAGGAAGACCTCAGGCTGTTGATCTTTATCATAATTCTTTATGGAACACGTGGACAAGCAGGCCGAAAATAGGCCTAATAGCCATGTTTAGAAATGAGGCTTCAGTAATTAAACGAATGCTTGATTCTACTTTAGGTCACATATCTTATTATGTACTCCAGGATAATGGCAGTACCGACGGCACTGATGTTATTGCAGAAACTTTTCTAAAAGAAAATAACTTAAAAGGATTTGTTTATAAAATAGACGAATGGAGAGGTTATGGCTGGAATAGAGATCATGTACTACAAAAATTTAAAAGCTCTAACCATTTATGTGACTGGATCACTAAAATGGACTGCGACGAAACTTTAGTAGTAGAGGACGATTTTGACTGGGAAATTTTAAGAGACTTGAGTGTTCCAGCATGGGATATTCCTTGTCTTAATGGAACTATGGTATATTGGAGAACTTGGCTTTGGAACTCACACCTCAACTGGAGATTTCATGACGATGTAGCCCATGAAACTACATATCTAGCTTCTCTCGCTCCGGAAGAGCCTGACTATGAAGCGAATTATGACACAGTTAAGCTACCCTACAGTTTTAGACATGAGCCTTTTTTTGACGGAGAAAGCTATAGCAATACTAAAAAATATGCGATTGATGCTCTAAATCTTGAAAAGAAGATGTTAGAGGAAGACTCTTTTTTATCTAATCATTATCATTTTTGGTATATAGCAAAGTCTTACTACGATAACGCTGTTACAGCGACTGGAATCCCCGAATTTCTTCGCATAGAATATACTAGAAGAGCAATACAGCTTTGGAAAAACTATCTTGAAGTAGGTAGAGAACAGGGCTGGAATTGGATAGAATTAAATATGTGGGCAGCCATATTTATAGGTAATATGTACACATGGCTAGAAGAATATGACGAAGCAGAAAAGTACTATCTTTTAGGTAAATCTTTCGTTCCGGACAGAACAGAAGCTGTAGTAGCGTTAATAGATATGTATATATCGCTAGGAGATAGAAGAGCTGCTGTAACTTGTTTCAATGAAAATATACAGTATTTTGAAAACTTTCCGGATGATAGGTATGAAGTTTTCTTGGACAAGCAATTCTATATGTGTGAAGGAGGAGGCCAAGTCCCTAGGAAATATCAACAAACCTTGCTAGATACTGAAGAAGCTTTGCCTTTAAATAATGCCAGTACTAATTTAATAATTATTGATAATTTTTATAAGTATCCGGACAAGGTTAGACAAAAGGCCTTGGGATTAGAGTATGTAGAAAATTTAGAAAACTACAAAGGGCTGAGGTCCTCACAAACATTTATACCCAAAGGATTAAAAACAAAGTTTGAAAAAATACTAAATGTACGGTTAGACAGGGACTTAGAAGAACAATCCCCCTCCGGCTGTTTTCAAATAACAACAGAGAAAGATCCTCAAGTCTTTCACTGCGATAATCAAAAATGGGGCGCAGTAGTATTTTTAACTCCGAACGCTCCTACTTCTTCTGGAACAAGGTTGCATTCTTCGGTTTTTACCACTGCCACAACAAATGCTTCCCCAGAAATAAGTAAAGCTTTTTCTCAAGGCTTTTTCAATGAAAGCCTATTTCCAACAATAGCAGAATGTCATAATGTATATAACAGATGTGTAATTTTTAATGGGCATCATATACATTCTGCAGGGCCTTACTTTGGTAATTCCAAAGAAACAGGAAGATTAGTACAATTATTTTTCTTTGAGTAACTTTTATGGAACTAAAATTAAAACCCTTGTTTTTGTCAGAAGAGCTTAACGCAGCCGTCGAGGAAGCTCCTACTAGCTTAAAATTTAGTATTGTAACACCGGAACATACTTATTTAAATATACATAATTTAGCGCAATTATGGGATAGTATTATTAATCAAACCTATACCAACTGGGAGTGGGTAGTATATTGTAATGGCGAGGTTAGCCCAGAAGTACTAAAAACCCAGTTATCAATTTCAGACGATAGAGTTAAATGGCATACCCAAATACGGGAGCATCAACCCGAGAATTCTATTGGAGATATAAAAAATGCCGCTTTTTCACTAGCTACAGGCGATATAATAGTAGAGGTAGATCATGATGATAAACTTAGGTACGATTGTTTAGAAAAATTAAACGAAGTATATGAGAACGATCCTGACGCAGGATTTGTTTACTCTAACTGTATGTATTTTGTTGAAGAAGATTATGGGCCTTGGCATGGCTTTAGTAAAGAGCATGGTTGGACAGACTATAGCTATGTTTGGCCACATTCTGGTGAAGTTGGTACGGTGAATAATACTTGGCAACCTACTGCTAAGGCTTTCTCGTATGTCTGGTATGCTCCCGATCATGTAAGAAGCTGGAAAAGGTCTTTAAATACTACTTTAAACAGTTATGACCCTGAATTAAGTACAGGAGATGATATTGATTGGATACAGCGTCTTTATATACATCATACTAAATTTGTTCATATACCAGAACCTTTATATTTTTATAGACTTACGGGGACAGCAAATACTTCTATTCAGAGAAACGAGAGCATACAAGTAAAAACTAAAGAGCTCTGGAGAGATCGCTGTTCAGAAATAGCCGTTATAGAGGGCGCTGTCTTAGGAGATAGGATAGAACTAGGAGGAGGAGAAATTTCGACTTTCGGCTTAAGAAATTATGATCTACACTGGGGAGATGTCAGAGACGATTTAAATAATGGAATTCAGGTGGCGGATAATTCAGTAGGGATTATAAGAGCTTGGAATATCCTACATCTACTAGATGATCCTGTTTTTATAATGAGAGAGTGCTGGAGAGTTTTAGTTCATGGGGGCTGGCTTGTTTTACAAGTACCTTCCACAGAAGGCAAGGCTGCTTTTTCTAATCCTATACATAGAAGTTTTTGGAATTATGACTCTTTTTATCACTACACCGATATAACTAAGGCTAAAGAATCTTATACAGAAGATATAAGATTTCAAAGTTATGGGGTCTGGAATGTTCCTGATGAGAATGGAAATCTTGCTGTTAGAGCTTGTATGATTGCTTTAAAAGATCCCAATGGAGAGAGGTTCCCAGGTCCTATTAGGATATAACCTCTAAGACCTGAGCCATATTTTTACCTCCAAAGCCAAAAGAATTGTTCATAAAAACTTTTTCGCAGGGAGTGTTTTCTCGGCATAAACTATTGCTAGTATCAAAATCACACTTATTTAGGTTATGTATATGAGGTACTATATTTTGTTTTCCTGCTTCAATACAATGTATTGTTTCTAAAATTCCTGCCGCTCCAACTGTATGCCCTATTTTACTCTTAGGAGCCCAAATAGGTGTATTAGGTAGTACTTTTTGAATTGCTGTATACTCTATGACATCTCCTATAGGTGTTGAAGTACCATGAGCACAAACAGTATTTGGGACAATTTCTGCATATCTTAAAGCTTGTCGCATTGCTTGTATTGCCCCTCTACCGTCTTCGGCAGGGCTAGTAATACTTAAGCCTTCGGATGCGTGCCCAGGTTCATGTAAAATTGCGTGTACTTTGCTGCCATACTTTTCTACATTATATGCATTTTGAAGAATTAGTACTCCAGCACCTTCTCCCATAACAAAACCAGTTCTGTTATTATCAAATGGACTATTGTTGTTTGAAATTGCACCAATTTGATGGAATCCCTTAATCGCTGTTTCATAGCAGCCAGCGTCAGCACCTCCGACTATTACATAGTCATATCTGTGCAATATCCGCATAGCATAATCAATACTAACTAATCCAGTAGCGCAAGCGGCGGCTACAGAAGTAGACATTCCCTGAAATTTCCAGTGCTCAGCTACATGATATGTACACATATCAGTAATAGTATTAACATTCTCTCGCGGAGAGACTTTAGAGTTTGATAAAAATTTTGGAATATTTTTTGAAGACATCTCGCCTTCAGATAAAGTAGAAGATATTATTACAGCCACATTAGAAGAGTGGCGAATATTTGCGTGTAGTAAGGCAAGATTTGTCGCATGCATTACAAATTTCTGTGCTCTTGACATACCTTTGGGTCGAAATCCCTTAGGGTATAATAATCTAGAGTCTTCAACTTGATACCCCGTATTAATAGGGTATTCTTTAAGTGGTTCAATTATAGAAGAGTAGTCAGTATTATTTAAAGAATTCTGAAAACTTTCATAAGGGTTATTTCCTAAAGCATCTATAGAACCATAGCCAACTACATACGCTTTTAGAGTGTTTCCATCCATAAGGCTCTTCTCAGATTTGGTTTAAAAAAGTTAGGCCCTTTTAGTACTTTGCCATCTTCTCTATAGACAGGCTTTCCGTCTTCGCCTAGTTTACTCATATTACTTGCATGAACTTCATTGAAACAAGTATCAAGATCAAGGCCAAAGGCGTGGCCTGCTCCGTACACAACATATAGTAAATCAGTGAGCGCATCTGCTACCTCCACAGGATCTTCATTAGCAATAGCTACTTTTAATTCCTCTAGCTCTTCCTCAATTAAGTCTACTCTAAGTTCTCGAGTAGAGAAATCGGGCCAGTGAGGTTCTAAATGAACCTCTTGACCAAAAGCCTCCATAAAATCACCTACTAACTCAAAGTTAGTACCTTCCCATACTACATTAGCCATCTTGAGTTCTCCAAACTCCATTTAATTACTTGATTCAATCTATCTCGAATCGGTCTAGGCTTCCAGCCCATCTCTGCCATTTTACTCCCATCGAGAGCATATCGAAGATCATGGCCTGGACGTTGAGAATGAAAATCAACCATTCTATATTTGCATTCTTTATTTTGAAATTCTGCTATAATTTGAGCTACCTCTAAATTATCCAACTCCTCAGACCCTACAATATTAAACTTTTGACACTTTGGCTCATTATAAAGTCTAGGGGCTATGGATAGATCAGTTCTCAATAAGAAAAGTAAAGCATCTGCTACATCCTCTGCATGTATATAATGTCTAGAGCCTGCTTTAGTTTTTTCAGGATTAGAGTGAACAGTAACAGTCTCTTCATCCCTGATACGCTTTATACACATTGGAATATATTTCTCCGGATGTTGACGTTCTCCAAAGACATTCATAGTATGTGTAATAATTGCAGGCAGCCCATAAGTATTTTGATATGCAACTACGAACTCCTCTCCTCCTGCTTTACTAGCAGAGTAGGGATTTGTGGAGTTATATCTATCTGTTTCCTTATATTTAACATTGCCAGGGGCGGGACCAAACACTTCATCTGTAGAAAAGTACACAAATAGCTCAAGATTTGGCACTGTTCTAGCATAGTCGAGAAGATTTACAGTTCCTACCACATTATCCAGTACAAATTCCATAGGATAATCAATAGACCTGTCTACATGAGATCCTGCCGCCATGTGAGCAATAAAGTCTATCTCTCCAATAGCGGAAGAAATTTGGTCATTAAGAGCAGCTTTTAAATCGTGATGTACTATTTTTACTCTTTTTCTATCTTCTTGATTAAATTGATTAACTACCTCGGAAAGTCTATTTAGATTTCCACTGAAGTCTAATCTATCTAATGTTACGATATCCCAATCAGTTTCTCTTAGTATTTTCTCTACTACATGGTGTGCTATGAATCCTGCTCCACCAGTAATTAAAATACGTTTATTGTTTCTCAGCACGAACCCTCCTAAGCTCTCTTAATTTTGCTGCTTTTTTTCTCTTCTGTCTTGCCTCTGAAGGCTTTAAGTAGTATTGTCTCTCACGTACTTCAAAAAGTTTTTCCAAAGATCTTCTTTTTAAAATTCTAAGAGCTTTCTCTACATTTCCGTTTTTTACTTTTATGTCCATACTTTATATTTATTTTCCCACACGAAGTCATCATACACTTTTTTAATATAATTTTCTGATATATTAAACTCTCGACTTCCCATCTTAGCTATTTCTTCCCTGCTAAAATCAGAGTAGAATAACCCCTCTACAAACATTACCACTTCCTTAATTTTTGCCATTATTCCTCCTTAAAGTCTACTTTTACATTTCCTGAAATACTGACTCTATAGTCATCCGAACTAAAAAATGGATAAACTTGATGTATTAACTCTGCAGGAAAAAATGCAAACTTACCCTCTTCGGGAAATATTAAATCTTCATTAATTACATTACAAGAGTTAACTATAGAAAAAGCCCCGTTTTTTAGTTTCTCTTTATCTTTATAAGGGAAATAAGTATACTCGTCTTCCATAGTGTACGGAACTTTAAGCCAAATTACAAAAGAAAACAACCCACTATGATTATGTAGAGGGTTGTATTCATACTTTTTCATCCAGTTAACCCAACTGCTGGATAAACTTAACTCAAAACTTTTGTATTCGCGGTCAGTGGCGATTCTTTTCCATAATTCTTCAACGATACGCCATCCCCAGGTTTCCGCATACTGTTCTGCACATAATAAACAGAAGTTTTCTATCTGGGATGTAACTAAAAGATTATCTAGAGCTAGTTCCTCATTTAAGACTCCTGCTAAATATTCTCCATGTTTTTTACCGTTTGGTCCTTGTTTATCAACTATTTCTGTAACTAAGAAGTTGTAAAATTGAGCAGATAAAGATCCTGTCAGCCACCCTGATATGCTTGGAAATATAGCTTTTACGGTTTTACTTAGTCTATGGTCGTATTCTTTCACGGTTTTTTAAACCACCATCCTCTCGCTTTTAAATATGCCACTTGTTTAATTATAGAATTATGAGTTCTACCTGGAAGAATTTTTTCCATCTCTTCTCCTCCTACAAAATAGTAGTGGTCCCTTAAAAGCATGCGTTCTTTATAGCTCCATGGCTTTTTTCTATAATTTTTCATCCGTATATTATATGATAAAAGTGCGTTCATGTCAAGTATTATTTTTGCAAGGGGTAACATTCAAAAAAATAGTTCTTGACTTTTTCTGGTTATTTCTATATAATAGTATTCAGAAATTGAGAGAAGCCAGGGACAGTTCTGTACTTGATACAGTTTTGTACTTGATACAGTTTTGTACTTGATACAGTTTTGTACTTGATACAGTTTTGTACTTGATACAGGTGCTGATAAGGCAGTAAAGATTTCGGTGAAAGTACCAGCCCTACCGAAGCTCCAATTTCTGCCAAATTTTTCCTCTTAGGCTAAAAGAGGAAGGCCAGTATGCAGGCTTATTGTGCATAGCCGTAGTTGGTTATTACTCCGTTAAGAAACATAACCCGTCCGAAATCTTTCAAAGCCTGACGCTAAAAGGAAATAGAAAGAAACAACTAACCACGAAAATTACTAATAATGTTATGGGGTTAGTTACAGCGAGGAGCCTATTCATAACCATAACCACGGGTTCTCGCCAGGGGTGCTATCTTAGCCATCTAGTGAGTAGCACGTCGAAACGAAAGTAGGTAGGTAATCGTTTCACTCTATATAAAAGGAGAAGATCATGGATGGTGTAACCATTGCATTGATCGTTGTAGCTCTGTTAATCATACCGAGCAGCAACAAGGCTCTGAACGAAAAATGCAAGGCTGAAGTCGAACAAGGCATTGCAGAAAGCGTTCAAGAGTGTAGAAACTACTACATTAACGAGAAGTAAGAAGTAGTTTTAAGTCAACGGTAGACTTTAAATGCGCGAGTTTCTTGCCCGTTTTCTCAAAAACGATCTAGGCTTGGGTTCTCGGAGCTTGTACCTAGGACAAAAGCTCTACTAAAGCCTCGGTGAAATATATTTTCACCGAGGTTTTTTTATGTGTTACTCAAAAAAATTTCTTGACAAAGTGGTGCGGATGAAGTATAATATGCAATGATTAAATTTAAAATCAAAAATTTAAACGGAGATTTTTATGCTTAGTCCTGAGTTAATAGCTATTTTTGTTTTCTGTATGATAGGTGTGGCTTCTTCTTCTTTTGTTCTAGGAAGAAGAGAAGGGATGGAAAGTGTTATAGATCATCTAATCGACCAAGGAGTATTAGAATTAGATTCTGAGGAAGAATAGTGTACGTTTGTATTTGTAATGCAATTACAGAGAAAATGCTAGAAGAGAATGACTACTATTACCATCTTTTGGGATCTAAGTGCGGTAAATGCTCAGAAGAAGGGTCGGTAAAAGTAGAGAAGATAACTTATCTAACAGAAGACAGAAAAGAAACATGAGTGAAAGCAAAACTTGTAATGTTTGTAATATAGAGCAACCAATATCTGAGTTTCAGAAGAACGGGACTCAGCCTAATGGAAAACAAAAACATAAACCTTTCTGTAAGACCTGCTCTAGTAAACAGGAGTTCCACCAATATTATACTAGACTTACTCAGGCGATAACAGAATTAAATAGACATTGGGAATGTGAACTTTGTGGATATGATGAGAACTTGGGAGCAATAGCATTTCATCACATAGAGCCTTCTACAAAGTCTTTTGAAATTTCAAAGAGAAGGCACGCTACTGTAAAGACACTTAAGGATGAACTTGAAAAATGTGCCATACTTTGTCAAAATTGTCACGCAGAAGTACACTCTCCTAGACTTATAAAAAAGAAAGTTTTTGAAGAACTACAAATCCCGTTATAAAAATATAACTAGATGGATCGGACGGCGTTTCAATACGCCCAGCTCCACCATAAGCACATCCGTAAGGCGCAGTAAGGTTCCCAACGGATTACCGTAGAAGACTACGCAGGGTGTGTTTATGAGGGGGCTGACAGGTTTCGACGGGCTATTGAAAGTATTTTTTAGGATTCGTCAGAGTAGACGTAAAAACTTAATAAATATAAATGCCAATGATGACATTTACTCTCTAGCTGCTTAAAGCTAGACGGGGTTTGCCGGACGCCTTGTTAGCCAAGTTCCGGCCCATATTTATTTTATGAAAGTAACTTTATTAAAGAATTTTCACCGACACGATATATTACAAAAACTACCTGGAAACTCTAATATAGGTATAGAGCTAGGCGTTGCAGAAGGACTGTATTCTAGCAGGGCGATTCGTAGTGGTAAGTTTTTAAGATATATTGGGGTTGATATGTATGCTGATAGAGGGCATAATCTACAACAATACAAAAAAGCACTAACAGCTGTTGGTGTTTTATCTGGATATTCTTTACTAAAGATGCGTTTCGATGAAGCACTAGATCTATTTCCTGATAATTGTTTTGATTTTATATATGTAGATGGGTATGCTCATACTGGAGAGGAAAACGGACAGACTCTTTATGACTGGTGGCCTAAACTCAAAGTAGGGGGCATGTTTGCAGGAGATGATTACGATAAAAGAAAATGGCCTTTAGTTTATGAGGCAGTAAATACTTTTTGTGCTAAGCATCAAATTGACGAAATATATTTAACGGGCATAGTAGAGACTAATGCCTGGAGCCGTTATCCGACGTGGATGACAATTAAACAAAGACCCAGTTGGGTTAGACCGTAGGACCGAGTGCTCTGGAGTCAACATAAGAGTGAACTAAGACACAGAACCTACATACAGCACTATCGAAAGAAGTGCATAGAGCGTACCGAGAGGGCGCAGGAGAAAACACATGACTAAAATTGCATTTAATGATCTTTCCAAAGTAATGTTGGGATTTGATAGGCTAGACACAGATAGACTTTTGTGGGGGCCTGGAGAACTTTCCCAGCAGTATCCGAGGTACAATATTGTTAAAGAAGACGGAGGGTATAGAGTAGAAGTAGCTGTACCCGGCAGGTCAAAGAATACAGTGTCCGTCACTGTAGAAAAACAAAGTTTGATCGTAAAAGGAGAGGCTTTAAACGGCACTGACGTTTCTAAGTATCTTCACAAAGGAATTAGTGGTAAAGGTTTTTCTAAAACCTTCCATGTAGGCGAAAATCTTAAAGTTGAGAATGCTACTCTGACCGATGGCTTGCTCAAAATTTGGATTGCGGAACACGTACCCGAAGAAGATAAGCCTAAGTCTATCACCATTGAGTAGAGCTATTAGGAAAACGACAAACTTTTTAGGAAATAATTTTGATTTTGTAATGTTAATTGGGTCAGCAATAGTTACAGCTATATTTTTATTGCCTATCATGTAAAAGCTATATAGGGGCTTAGGCCCCTATATATATAAAGGAATTTCAAATGAATAGAAAAGAAGTATTCGAGACCCTTAAAGTAGATGAGGGAGTAGTGTACGAAGTTTACGCAGACCATCTTGGGCTTCACACGTTTGGTGTTGGTCATCTTATAGTACAAGAAGACAAAGAATGGGGCGCTGAATTCGGTACGCCTGTATCAGAAGAGCGTGTATGGGAATGTTTTGAGAAAGATCTTGACACTTCTATCTCAGAGTGTCATGTACTTTACGGCGAGGAAACGTTTGAAGGATTCCCCGAGGAAGTTCAACAAGTTGTGGTCAATATGATGTTTAATATGGGCAGACCTCGCTTATCTCAATTTAAAAAATTTAACGCTGCACTTGAAGCCGGTGATTGGGCAACTGCTGCAGTAGAGGGGCGAGATTCTCGTTGGCATAAGCAAGTAACAAATCGTGCAGAAAGGCTTATGAGTAGATTAGAGGCTGTATAATGCCTTGGCTGATTTTAGCCTTTTTAATGGCAGCGGGCGGTGGTTATGCTTATCACACAACTACCGTTTCAAAATTAGAAAGTACAGTAGTTCAACTTGAAGCAAACAACAGAACCCTCAAAGAAAACCAAGTTCAGATGGAAATTGCAGTCAAGACTTCTCAAAAAGCACTCAAAGATGCAGAAGAGAATGCAAAAAAAGCAGAAGCAGCAATGTCCAACCTCACAGCAAGAAATAATGAGCTGAACAAAGAAAAGCAGAACTACCTTAAAGTATTCAAAGACCATAATCTTACTCGTCTTGCACGAGCAAAGCCTGGTCTAATTGAAAAAAGAATTAACGGCGGAACTGCAAAAGTATTTAGGGCACTAGAAAATGACACAAAAGAACTTATGGATGCTGATGACGACGAGCCTGCTACTTCAGGGTTGCCAGTGGCTCCCGAAGTTTCCGGAAGCTCCGATACCTCCGGAACCGAAAATAATAACAGTAACGGAGAAAGTACCCCTTCGGATCTACCAACCTCCTCTGCCGCAGGAAATTGATCTCTTAGACATCAATTTTTTTGTCATTACGGAAGAGAATCTTGACGAGCAAGTGAAGATTATCGAGAAGATGCTTGATGGTCAGTTTGTAGTGTTTGCACTAACTCCAGACGGGTATGAGAAGATGGCTGAAAACTTTCAAGAAGTGCGCCGGTACGTGCGCCAACAGAAGGAATTAATCTTGTACTATCGCGAAGCTACTACAGAGAGTGAAGGTACTACAGCTGAAGACTGGCTTGAGAATAATGAGTAATTGGAGTATACAGCCTGGAAAAAGACATAAAATTACATTTAAACATTGGAAAACAGGAGAAGTTTTAACAGTAGAGGGAGAAGTTCCTACTACATTGAATAACTCCAAGTCTGACAGAATAGTAGTGCTGAAAAGTAAAGGGTGCTATGAGGATATAATAAAAGAAACCATATTGAGTATAGACGGATGCCCACTAAAAAATACGCCATAGTATATCACGAAATCTCTAATAATCCTATGAAATTTGAATATTTTATGGGGGATTTAGAACAAGCTAAGCGTTTTGCAGACAAAAAAGCCGATCAAGGCTATTTACCTGTATATATTATAGAGACAGAAACAGAAGAGGTAGTTTACGACGTATGACACAAACAGAGTTAGATCTAAATGTAAAGCTAGAAAGCCCCTATGATGGGCAGTTCTGGTGTTGGTTTCGGCAAGATTTTTTTGCTTGGCCGGATTATATTAATTGGTATAGGAATAAAAAGTTATGAAAATTTATTGTCACCCAAGTGAGCATGAACAGTACGCAGAGAATAGCTATTGGAGAGCTGTTCCTATTATAGTGCCCTCAGTAATATTTCATACGAGAGTACGAGATGAAACTATTGATGGTCCAAATCCCTATAGATGGGAGCAGAAAACTACTTATGACTACTTTGCAGGTAAAAGAGTAGTTGTATTCTCCCTGCCAGGCGCTTTTACGCCAACCTGCTCAACCTATCAGCTTCCTGGGTTTGAAGAGCTATATCCCACTTTCAAAAATCGAGGAATTGATGAAATCTATTGTATTTCTGTGAATGATGCTTTTGTCATGAACAAGTGGGCAATTGATCAGAATATTCAAGATGTAAAAATGATCTGCGATGGGAATGCAGAGTTTACACAAGGTATGAATATGGATGTACAAAAAGAAAATCTGGGCTTCGGAATCCGTTCTTGGCGTTATGCAATGGTTGTCAACAATGGTCTGATTGAATCTTTCTTTGTAGAAAAAGGTAAAGAAAGTAATTGTAAGGAAGATCCATATGAATACACAATTCCTGCTTTTATATTGGATACTCTCTAATGGATCTAACTAAAATTAATAAGCTCGTAATCACAATGGAGGAGTGCGGAGAGCTTATTCGCGCTTGCTCCAAAGTCATGAGACATGGGGTTGAAGATCCCAAGTATCTGAATAATCTAATCGACGAAATGGGCGATGTCAAGGCGATGATTGCTGTGCTGGCAAAAGCATATAATATTGACCAGGGCAAAATTGAAGATGCCGTGCAAAAACGTCTAGCAAAGATGGATCGCCCCGATTATTCATAAATATTTCTTGACAAATATTGCTAAATTTAGTATAATAGCGTCATGAATATATTTGTTCTCGACCATAATATTGACTTATGTGCACAGTACCACATAGACCCACACTCGGGTAAAATGCAGCTCGAAGCTGCGCAAATGCTTTGCACAAATCATTGGGTGGATAAATACTTAGGATATGTACCAAGAAAACTTACAAGTGAGGAATGGGCTGTACTTGCGGAAGCTAAGAAGAATCCAGTTAGGGATTTTCCTTATCTTCCTACTATGTACAACCATCCTTGTACTATCTGGGCCAGAGAGTCTCTCGAAAACTACGAGTGGCTCTTCTGCTATGCCCACGCTCTCAACCAAGAGCACATCTACAGAGGTGGTGCCAATCACAAATCCTTCGAAGAAGTTATCCGTTGCTTGCCAGACATGGTACATTTACCAGCAACGGGACTTACCCCATTTGCCCAAGCCATGCCAGAAGAACTCAAGAGCGACGACGCAGTAGAGTCTTATCGAATGTTTTACATGAAAGACAAAGCCGCTATTGGTAAGGGTGCCACATGGAAAGTCCGTGGCAAACCGTGGTGGTGGGACGATGAAATTGCAGATTACGAAAAAAGAATAAGTAGATGAAAACTTTATTCTGGTATTTTAAAGTAATCATAGTATGGTGGATAATTGTCTTTTTAGTAATAAAAGCACTAAAAGTAATTCTTGACGGAGTAATATGATGAATGAAGAAGAAATGCTACTAAATCAAGTTATTCAAAGACAAGTAAGTGTATTCACACTTTCAGATGAAAGATTAAGAAAGCTGTTTATTTTATTAATTAGAAAAGTAAGAGAGAATAATAGATAATGGAATTTATTGTAGGAGGCAGATGATGGCAGAAGTAAGCCTTGTGGGTATGACCATGCCCAGCGCAACAACAGGGTGTCATACAGCAAATGAATTAATTGCATATGCAGCAAGAGTTAGTAATCCAACAAATCAAAACAATACTAAAACAGCTTCTAAGTTGTTAAAATACCTCATTAAAGAAGGGCACTGGTCTCCTTTTGAAATGGTATCTGTAACGATGGAGATTAAAACAACTCGTGATATTTCACGACAGATTATTCGTCACCGATCTTTTTCGTTTCAAGAATTTTCTCAACGGTATGCTGAAGCTGAAAATTTTTCGGTTAAAAGACAAGCTAGAAAACAACATCCGACCAATAGGCAATTAAGCTCAGTAGATGAAGATCCTATTAGGCAAGCCAAAGCTCAAGAAGTTTTTAACGAGTTGCAAGCAGAGGTTGCACGTGTCGCAAAGGATCATTATGAGATGGCATTGAATACCGGTATCGCAAAAGAACAGGCAAGGGCACTATTGCCCGAAGGTCTGACAGAAACCACACTCTATATGAGTGGAACACTTAGATCGTGGATTCACTATTGTGAGTTACGACGAGGACATGGTACCCAAGCAGAACACATTGAAGTTGCAGACAAGTGTTGGGATATTCTTAGTGTTCATTTTCCTGATGTAGTAAATGCAGTGGAGTCTTTAAATGGATAAGACCCCTTTATCAGAGTATTTCCATTATGATCGTAAAGCAATAGTGTATTATAATGATGGAGACTTTTGGGTAGACATGTACCAAAACGGAGAATTAGCCGCAAGTGTACAGTGTCATGCTAAAAGTGAGCTATATGCAGAAAATGCAGCAGAAAATTGGGTACTTAGTATAGGAGGTTTTAGTGGTTAGAAGAATTAAGAAAAAAGACCATGAAAAGCTTTCTTCAGCTAATATTAGTCATGTTATGTCTCTTCTTGAGCCAGAAAAAGGGCAGCCTATTTCTAAAAAAGAAGCCTGTGATATTTTAAATATTGCTTATAATACTACAAGACTCAATAGAATTATTGAAGAATATAAAGACCAGCAAGCTTTTGTCGCTAAAAGAAAATCTCAGAATAGAGGCAAAGCAGCAACAAACGCAGAGATACAACAAGTAGTAACCGAATACTTGCAGGGAGACAACATATCTTCTATCGCTAAAGGCTTATTCAGATCCCCAGGATTTGTAAAAGCAATAATAGAAAGAGTAGGCGTTCCTCAAGTAGACAAGTCTTCATACTGTTACCTTCCGGATGAGTGTGTGTCTGATACTTTTTCGAGAGGACAGAGAGTTTGGTCTGCAAAGTATCAAGCGCCCGCTGTCGTTAAAGACGAGGTGAGCGTAGACTACCAAGCAGAACTACTCGGGTTTGAAGATATAAATTATGAGAAGAAGTATTCTTCAAAGTGCTATTCAATCTATGTGTTTCAAGAAGTAAAACAAGAGCAAGAGTTCTTTTTAGGGACCTCTACAGGGGGCTTTAACGGGTACTCCTTGGCTTGTGAGCTAGGAAGTCTGGAACATTTGAAAGAGTATGGCGTGGACTTATCAAAGCTATGAGCAAAGATTATAGAGCATGGCAACGTGCACAGACAGAGTTAAATGCAGATGGAAATGAAGGCAGAGGTAGAGAGGGCGAAGACGAGACTGAAAGCATTGCGCCTCTACATTATAATGGTCGCAAGATCACAGATGAGCAGTGGATCGATATACTTAAGGCACTCAATGGAGACCCTGGGACGGGCTAGTACGGTTGCTTTGATTTTAATCCTATTCTTTCTGATCGAAAAGGCAGCAAATTTAAAAGAAAAATACCTCCTTTGGAAAAATAATTCTTGACAACTATTTATATTTTTCATATAATAGTATTTCAAAATTAAGGAAGCAAATGGGCGACCGATTTTACCAACAACAACTTGAACGCCTGGGTACTTGCCCAGGGTATTATGGCAAACCCTAAAAGAATAGACGCATGGCATGGGATGACGATAAGAAGGCACAAGCAGTGGAAATGTATACAGAGGCAGAGCCTACTCCCGAAAACTCAATGGAAATTGTAAAAGAAATTGCAGATGAATTAAACGAATCCCCAAACGGTGTTCGTATGATTCTGACGAAAGCAGGAGTATATGTAAAGAAGTCTCCTGCAACTGGCGCAGCCAAATCTTCTGGCAGCACCGGTGGTAGTCGTGTATCAAAAGCAGCGGCTATCGAAAGCCTTACGGCAGCTCTTAACGATGCAGGCCAAGAGGTGGACGAAGAGATTGTCAATAAACTTACCGGAAAAGCAGCAATGTATTTTGCGGGTGTATTGGCAGCTATTAACCAAAACTAACTTTACATTAAAAAAGTAACTGACCACGGGAGGTTTCCTTCCGTGGTTTAGTTCGTCCTAAAGAAATAACCTTAGAGGTCAGAGTCGTAAAAAATTTTACTCACCTGCAGTACTAAGGAGAACTATGAGAAAGGAAGAACTAGCAGACTTAGTAAAAGAGTATGGCGATGCAGTAATTACTTATAGAAGTGAAAATTCTAATAAGTTAAAATATAATGTATGCACGCTAGACTTTTCTACCCCTTACATTCAGGAAAAGAGAAACAGAGCAAAAGAGTCAGAAGATACACTTCTGTTATTTTGCTGGGACACTGACTCTTATAGACTCCTGAAGCCGAAAAACGTAACTACTATAGTGCCCTTATCTGCGGTACTAAAGAACGGGGACTAGTATGGAGTTATATCAAGCTCCGGAAATGTATGAAAGAGTAGTACATTACGATACAGAAAAAGAAATACAAGTAAGACTCGTAGTAAGTGAGTTTAGAGGAACTGAATATCTTCACTTACGAAAATATTATTTGGATTTTACAGAAGAATGGAAACCTAGTAATGAAGGGGTTGCTATGCCGTTATCTTTTGAAAATTCAAAGGAGCTATTTGCAGGCTTGATAGAAATACTTTCTTTAGCAGAAAGTAAGGGCATACTTGAAGAGTACTTTTCAGATATATTAGACGACATGTATCAAAAATAGTTCTTGACTTTTTCTCCTTATTATACTATAATAATGTTTCTGTAAGTGAGAGAACCAAGTGAAAGACTTTCTTAACTATTGTAGTGAATGTTATTACAACGGACATCCGATTATTTCAGATGTTGAGTTTGACATTCTTTGGGCAGAATACGGAAGCGACTCCGTAGGTCATACAATTACAGACGGTACTGCTCACTGGTTCCAAATGTACTCACTACAGAAGGTATTTACTTTAGATCATTATTCAGATCTTCATAAATACACCCGCACGCCTAAGCTAGACGGAGCTGCTATCTCTATACTATATGTATCGGGACAGTTAGTTCTCGGACTAACAAGAGGCGACGGAAAATTGGGAAGAGATATTACTGATAAGGTTAAGCACCTAGTACCCAATACCTTGGATAAAAAAGAAATTATTCAAGTAACAGGAGAAGTAGTCTGTCCTTCTAATATCTCTAACTCAAGAAATCTTGCTTCCGGTTCCTTGAATCTCAAGGACGAAAGTGAGTTCCTCAGTAGGCCTCTGACGTTTGTTGCTTACGATATTCAAGCAGAGCATGACTTGTTTTCTTACTTCACTGAAGGGTTGACTTATCTTGAATCTCAAGGCTTTAATATAGTAACAACTTTTAATGCGTCAGAGTACCCTACCGATGGCGAGGTCTTTAGGCTAGAGAACAATGCCCTATTTAAAAGTATGGGATACACTGCTCATCATCCTAGAGGTGCCTTTGCTCTCAAGCAGCAGCAAAAAGGTATAGTCACTACATTATTGGATGTGACTTGGCAGGTCGGCAAATCAGGGGTTGTTAGTCCTGTAGCAATACTAGATCCTATTAAAATTGGAGATGCTGCTGTTTCGAGAGCTACCTTGCATAACATGGAATATATAAACGCTTTAGATCTAGAAATAGGTTGCCAAGTAGAGGTAATTCGTAGTGGTGAAATTATACCTCGTATTTTAAAACGTGTATATTCTTAGCACCTTGCTAAAAATAATTCTTGACAAAAACCTAAATTTTTCGTATAATATATTTTCATTTTCTGAGAGAACTAAATTGCTGAGACCCATCCAAAGACCTGATACTTGCCCTAGCTGCGAGTCTCCTCTGGAATGGCTCAGTCCCTTGCTGTATTGCCGCAACTCGCTTTGTGGCGCACAGACTTCAAAGAAGATTGAGCATTTCGCAAAAACTTTAAAAATCAAAGGACTTGGGCCTGCAACAATACAAAAATTGCGGATTCAAGATCTTCCTACTATCTACGAGATAACTGAGGAAGAGTTTGCGGATGCTCTTTCTTCTGAGAAGATTGCAGCAAAACTTATTACAGAAATTGAAAACTCAAAAAAAGCCCCACTAGAATTAGTGTTGCCTTCTTTCAGTATTCCGCTTATAGGCAAAACAGCAGCTAACAAGTTAAGCTCAGTATGTAAAGACATTTATCAAATAGATGAGCATACTTGCAAAGAGGCTGGCTTAGGGCCTAAAGCTACTGATAATTTACTTTCTTGGATTAAAAACGAGTTTGTAAATATAGAGCATTTTTTGCCGATGAATTTTAAATTCAGTGGTAATGTTAAATCCTCCATAACTAATGGAGTGGTTTGTATTAGTGGAAAGCTCAAGAGTTTTAAAAATAAAGCAGAAGCCACTGTCAGCTTAGAAAACGCTGGCTATCAAGTAAAATCTAGTGTTACTAAAGATGTTACGCATCTAGTAAACGAAAGTGGTATAGAAACTGCAAAAACGGAAAAAGCCAGAAATTCTGGTGTAATAATAATTGATAACCTAAAAGAATTTTTAGAGGAATAGATATGTCAACACTTCCTAAGTGGACCGATGAACGTACAGCAGAGCTTACCTCTTTTGTTGGTAATGAATCTCCTGTATCTCAAGACACTGTAGCGCAAGCTGCTGAGCGTCTTGAAACTTCTACCCGATCCGTTTCTAGCAAACTGCGAAAGATGGGTTTTGAGGTAGAGCTTGCTTCAGCTCGTGGAGGCCGTGCCTTCAGTGAGTCTCAAGAAGCTACTTTGTCAGCTTTTGTACAAGACAACAGCGGACAATACACCTATGCTCAAATTGCTGAGCATTTTGAAGGCGGCGCTTTTACTGCTAAGACTATCCAGGGCAAAATCTTGTCTATGGAATTGACTTCTCATGTTAAGCCTGCTCCTAAGCCAGAAACTGTACGCACGTACAGCGAAGACGAAGAAGCCAAGTTTATTGCCATGGTAAACGACGGTGCCTTTGTAGAGCAGATCGCTGAGGCTTTAGATCGTTCTGTAAACTCTGTTCGTGGTAAGGCTCTTAGCCTCCTTCGTTCAGGTTCTATTGATGCGATTCCGCGTCAAGAAACGACTAAAGGCGGATCTAAAGAAGATCCTCTCGCTGCAATCGCTGATAACTTGTCAGATATGACTGTTGAAGAAATTGCAGAAGAAATCGGCAAAACTCCCCGAGGAGTCAAGACTATGCTCACTCGTCGTGGTCTCACTGCCGCAGATTATGATGGAGCAGCCAAGAAAGAAAAAGCTGCTGAATAAAACAACAGCACTATCTTTCTAACTAGGGCAACCATGGTCTGCGGATCATGGTTGCTTTTTCATACTCGGGGAATCTTTTGAATTTATCTAGTGCGTTGCTGAAACAAATAATTGAGTTACAGGATTTTGATACCTGGACTCAACTACGCAAGCACTACCTACCTTCCGAATATCAATCAATTTGGTCCGTCGTGCACAAACACGTCGAGACTTATCATACCCTTCCTACTTTTGAAGATCTAAACTATAGCATCCGTGATGGGGCTACTCGTGAAAAGGTATTAGCTATTTCTAGTGTAGAAGTAGAAGCCGACGCGGGCATGCTTCTTGAATATTTAAAAAACGATTATGTACAGACAGAAGTCTTTTCTCAGCTAGAAAAGTATATAGATAGTTCTATTGCTTTCGAGAGTGCTAGAGAGACTGTTGATCACTTACACGAACTCGTAATGGGATTAGAGGATAAAGTAGAATTAGAATCTCCAGAGGAATCTATGCAGAGTATTTCTCTTTTTGATTCTGATGAAGAGGTTGAAGGCTACCTCCCCCTTGGTCTCAACACCCTATATGATGAGAGTTTTCAGTTTTCTCCCCGAGACTTAATTCTTATCGGAGGCCGTAGAGGGGGAGGTAAGTCTATAACCTGTGCCAATATTGCGAACAATGTTTACCAATCAGGAAAATCAGCTATCTATTTTACTATTGAGATGGATAGCAGATCGACGTTACAACGCTTATGTGCTATAGCTACAGGAGTTCCTCATGGACGATTACGCTCAAGAAACCTTAGTGTAGTTGAATGGGAAAAGGTAGCCTCCTGGTGGGCTTCTCGATTTACGGGAGGAGAAGAGTTGTATAGGTCTTATTTAGTTCATAGGAATTTTGATGACTTTCATTATAACCTTAGAACTACGTGCGAACTAGATCCTGTAAAACAACTTGATGTTGTGTATGATCCTACATTAACTTTGTCTAAAATAAGGGCAGAGTTAGATAAAAAAGTTAAGTCTTCCATGGATGTAGGCGTTATTATAGTAGATTATATAAATCAAGTTAAAAGATCTAATATACCTAGTCGTGCGGGTCAGTATGATTGGACGGAGCAAATTGAAGTAAGTAAGGCACTAAAGTCAATGGCGCAAGAATTCAACGCACCTATAGTATCTCCTTATCAGATTGATAGTAGCGGAGAGGCTAGATTTGCAAAGGGAATTCTTGACGCTGCTGACGCCGCTTTTACAATAAACGCTTGGACAAACGAAGATCAGTGTATAACCTTTGAGTGTTCAAAAATGAGAAGTGGTAGAATGCAAGATTTTACCTCTTTTATGGATTGGGAAACTTTGAAGATAGGACCGGATACAGCTCTTAATCCCAAAGAATCGGAATCTAGTAAAACTGGCGAAGAAATAAACGATATTTAACAACTGACCGAAAATAATTCTTGACAATAGTTTAATAATTTGATATAATATAGGATTGTATTAGGGAGCGTTTATGTCACTTATTTATGGTTCAGTAAATTATACACCTAACGGTCGTAAAAGAAAGCCTTTAAGGAGAAAAAATGTTAAAAAATCGCCGTTTATCGAATACAAACCGAGCAAGAGCTATGCTCAAGAAAGAGCGGATGAGACAAAACGCTACCAATCGTGCATGGCTTCTCCAGCAAAGGCGAGAGGAGATAGCAAAGACTCTCCAAGATACACAGGAGACTACATTATTGGAATTGCAACCTTACACAAATCAAACGCAGTGCCAGTAACAAATCAAAAATATGCTAAAGAAATATCTAGGATGGCAAAGTAATGGAATTATTAGGAATTTTATTCTTTCTATTAGTAGGTATTTGTGGATGTATTTATCCCTTCTTAAAGGAAACCAATGACAAACCATAAACGAACCTATAGGACTATAGAAAGTCTTTTAGATATTTTACAAATGCATATGGAATCTAACTCATATGATAGAGCGGAACCTCTTTTATCTACTTTGTCTGTTTATTTTGCACACATGAATGATGAGCAAAGAGATTACTTTCAATGTGCTCAGGAAGCGGTAGAAGAAGGGAGACTTTGGGAGGTATGACAGTACAAGAGCTATTACAGTCCAAAGGAATAGAATACCTTGCTAAGGGTAAGGATTTTTTAGTACGATGTTTAAATCCTGAGCATGATGACAGTAACCCCTCTATGAGAATAGACAGGACTACAGGAATTTATAATTGTTTTTCTTGTGGATATAAAGGAAATATATTTGCTCTTTATGGGGAAAAGATAGGTCAATTACAGCTAAGGCGTGAACTCCTTAAAAGAAAAATTGGTGAAAAGCGCGCAGACAGCGTTGGCCTATCTTTTCCCACTTCATACACTCCATATATTGGAGACTGGAGAGGCATACGGCCTGAGACTTACAAAATGTTTGAGGCGTTTCAGCACCATGATAAAGAGCATATAGGAAGAATAGTATTTCCAATAAGAGATCTAACAGGAAGAATAGTAGCTTTTAACGGAAGACATACAACAAATGGAATACCAAAATATTATATTTCGCCTCCTAAGGCAAAGCTTCCTTTTTATCCTAGTTATTGCGTGCCTATACGGGGCACCTGTATTTTAGTAGAAGGTTTATTTGATATGTTAAATCTACATGATAAAGGTTTAACAAATGCAATATGTTCTTTTGGTACAAAAAACGTATCAAAAGATAAGTTAGGAATAATGAAACTTCGAGGAATATACAGAGTAGACATATTTTTTGATGGAGATGAGGCAGGACAGAAGGCCGCTGCAGAAGTTAAAGTACTTGCTGAAGAAGTAGGGTTATACACTAGAAATATTAATCTAGATGGGAGAGACCCTGGAGATCTTTCTTTAGAGCAAGTACATAAATTAGGAAAACAACTATATAATTATACTTAGGAGTAAATATGAGCCCAAAGGTTGCTCTAATAGAAACCAAAATTTCAAGAACAAATTTTAAATCTGAGTTTGACAATGCTTTTGAGTTTGATCAGTACCAGTTATGCTCAGATCCTGCTATTAAAAAAGTTTTAAAGCGAGATGTGGATATCAATATCGATATTGATGCCTATGATTGGGTAATCCTGGTAGGCTCTGATGCTTTAAAATATTACACAAAAATTAATTCAGTTACAGAATACTCTGGTAAAAAAGTAGAAGAGAAGTTTTTACCTGTTATTAATCCCTCCATGCTTGCTTTTAAACCAGAAGCCCGGCCTACGTGGGAAAGTTCAAAGTCTAATATTATTTCTTATATAAGAGGAGAAATAGAGGATGTAGTTATAGACGAGTCTATTGCCAGAGGTATTCAAGACACGGAAGAGGCTAATGAGTATATACGAAACGCTATTGCGCACCCAGGCAAATATGTTGCTCTCGATAGCGAAACTACTGGGCTTTATCCTCGTGACGGCCATATGCTGGGTATTAGCCTTAGTTATGACGGTCGTAGCGGGGTCTATATTGACACTGATTGTTTTGATATGGATACTGAAAGACTTTTGGGGGAACTTTTTTACAATAAAAAGGTAATTTTTCATAATGCAAAGTTTGATATGGCATTCTTTGAATACCATTTTGGTTTTAAGTTTCCTGACTTTGATGATACTATGCTCCTTCACTATCTAATAGATGAGAACCCAGGAAATCATGGACTCAAGACTCTATCTCTTAAATTCACACCCTATGGTGATTATGAGAAGCCTATGTATGATTGGATTGCGGAGTATAAAAAACAGACAGGGCACGATAATTCAAGCTTCACTTGGGATATGATTCCTTTTGACGTAATGAAAACATATGCGGCAATGGACGCTGTTTGTACCTTTCTTCTATATGAAAAATTTGTAAAAATTTTACAAAACCGTAACCTTAAAAAGGTTTATGAAAATATCCTACTTCCTGGCTGTAGATTCTTAATGGATATTCAAGACAATGGCGTTCCTTTTGACCCTCAAAGATTGTTAAGAGCTCAGTCAGTTCTTCAGGATGACATTGATAAGGCAGTAGAGGTTCTTGCTAAAAATGAAGCCGTTAAGAAGTTTGAGGCTATCAATCAGAAAGAGTTTAATCCAAATTCAACAGTTCAGCTTAGAAGTCTTCTTTTTGATTTTCTAGGTTTAGAGCCTACAGGGAAGAAAACAGGAACGGGGGCAAATTCTACAGATGCGGAAGTTTTGGAAAAATTGGCAGAACAGTCGGATATTCCCCGGCTCATACTTGATATACGGCAAAAGTCTAAGATCAAGAATACATATTTGGATAAAATCCTTCCTCAGTTGGATAGGGATAAAAGACTTAGGACGAATTTTAATCTTCACGGTACTACTTCTGGCAGGTTATCTTCTAGTGGTAAATTAAATATGCAGCAGCTACCTAGGGATAACCCTACGGTTAAAGGCTGTATTCGTGCCAAAGAGGGTAATAAAATTGTAGCTATGGACTTAACTACTGCGGAAGTCTATGTAGCCGCAGTTCTTGCAAAAGACGAAGCCTTAATGGACGTATTCCGAAGCGGGGGCAATTTTCATAGTACAATTGCTAAAACAGTATTTAAACTACCCTGTGAAGTATCTGAGGTAGAGGAATTATATTCAGATAGAAGACAAGCCGCTAAAGCTGTTACTTTTGGTATTATGTATGGAGCTGGGCCAGCAAAAATCAGTGAACAAGTAACAAAAGATAGTGGCAGGTTCTTCTCCAAGAGTGAAGCAACTGAAGTAATTAATGATTACTTTAAGACTTTTCATAAATTAAGGAAATGGATTGATGATAATCAAAAGTTTATTGCGGATAATGGGTTTATATACTCCTTCTTCGGAAGAAAAAGAAGATTACCTAATGTCTCATCTACCGATAAGGGTGTCCAGTCGCATAGCATTCGTTCTGGTCTTAACTTTCTGGTTCAGTCTGTTGCTAGCGATATTAACCTTCTAGGTGCTATAGACATGAATCAATACATAAAAACTTCTGGAATGAAGTCTCGTATTTTTGCATTGGTACATGACTCTATACTAGCGGAAGTGCCAGAAGATGAGATAGAAAAGTATAAAAAGAACCTTACTAAATTTGTACAAATGGATAGAGGATTAACTATCCCAGGAAGTCCTATCGGATGTAATTTTGAGGTAGTACACGATGACTATTCAAATGGTAAATACGAAAAGTTCATGGAACAATATGTATAGTATTACTTATGTTACATACAACGGAATTGAGATTGATCCGAAGAACTTATCGATCTATACATTTAATAAAGTTTCCAGTTTTCCCTATTCATAGTGATAACTTAGAAGTCACCGATGGTCTAGTATATTTAGATGACTTGGTTTTAGATGATAAAAACCAATTAGGAGAAACTTTAGGTAAGAGAAGATTACAGACTCCTTTTAAGAGTTTATATACTCTTAAAAATATGGGCAGAGATTATCTTAGTTTAATTTCGGGTAAAACCGGACAATACTACATAGATAATGCTGGTACTATATTTTATTATGAGAAAACTAAGTTTGTAAGAATAGAGTCTTTTAAAATAAAAGAAGTTATACTTAATGAAACTTATACAGCTATTCATGTATATAAGTTAAATAATAAAATTATAGTACCAAGAACCCCTCTACCTGAGTATAAATGGGCAAATTTATTAGTAATAGATAATCTGCCCTGGAAAATCCACAGCTATTCTGTGGAAAAGAATAAGGCGAGGCGTATTAAGATCTAAGAATGGGACAAAAACGTAGAATAAAAACCTTAAGAGACACCAATTTATTATTAACACCAGTAGACCCCTTAACTAGAAATCAAGTTATAGCTTTTGAAAGCGAAAAGAATCTTGTATTACACGGAGTCGCAGGAACAGGAAAAACTTTTATTTCTTGTTACTTAGCTTTTGATGATATAGACAAAGACCAGTATCAACAGTTAGTTATAATTAGAAGTGCGGTACCTACCAGAGATATAGGGTTTCTCCCTGGCACCGAGAAGGAAAAAGCAGGGGTATACGAAGAGCCTTATAAAAATATAGCAGTAGAGTTATTTGATAGAGGAGATGCTTATGAAATCCTTAAATCAAAAAATATAGTGCATTTTATGACTACCTCTTTTATAAGAGGCATAACACTAAAAAATTCTGTTGTTCTTATAGATGAATGTCAGAATATGACCTTTCATGAGTTAGATTCTATTATAACTCGAATAGGTGAAAATTGTAGAGTTATTCTATGCGGAGATTTTCGTCAAGCAGATCTTCAGAGAAATGGGTTAAAGGATATTTTAAGAATTTTCAAAGCAATGGATAGTTTTGATATGGTAGATTTTGAAATTGCCGATATTGTTAGAAGCGGCTTTGTAAAAGATTATATAACCGCAAAGCATGATTTAGGGCTATGATTAAACTATGGACAATATGGAAATACGCATTAGGCGGTTTCTCAGACGATAAAACGGAACCTTATGATAATTATGTTGCGCTTCTGCGTACTGTCATTGTAGGCGTTAATTTTCTAACTTGTTTTTTTATAATGGCAAACGTGGTGCATAACTGGTGAAAAAGGTAGATAAATGGGATGGAGAAGCAAGAGGATGTGCAGATGTTATATTCTCTAGGATTCAAATACTTCTCCGAAAAAATAATACAAAAAGAGAGTATAGTAACTTGTATGAATCTGTTATCTCTCTTGTTACATACTGTGAGGACAACGGCGTTAGACTTACCGATATCCTAGAAGAAGTTTATTTAGTACTTAAAGAAGATAGTAATAGTGAAAGCAGTTCTCAGTAATAGAATATATGTCGATGCTAGTCCAGAATTAAAAGAAGAGATAGGAGCTGCTCTTACTTATACTGTGCCTGCAAGAACCCCTAATGATAGACCTCAAGTCATAAAAAATATGAATAGGATACGAGGAAACCTTATTAGTATACCTATTGGCAGAACAGATTTAATACCGGAGAATTATGAAATTATTGAAAAAAGGGTTAGTTGTCCTGTTGAGTCTTTTCCTGATTTTAAGTATAAGTTGCGAGATAGCCAACAAGCCGTCTACGACGCGCTCGATGACAATGCCATCATCAACGCGTGGGTAAGTTGGGGAAAAACCTTTACAGGTCTCGCGATAGCAGGAAAGTTGAAACAAAAAACTCTAGTAGTTACCCATACTATTCCTTTAAGGAATCAGTGGGCAAAAGAAGTGGAGAAAGTATATGGAATACAACCAGGTATTATTGGTAGCGGGAAGTTTGATATTGATTCCCCTGTGGTTGTGGGGAATGTACAAACTCTTTACCGTAATTTGGAATCCGTTTCTCGTGTTTTCGGAACTGTTATTTTGGATGAAATGCATCATGTCTCGAGTCCAACGTTTTCTAGGATTATAGATAAAAGCTATGCTAGATATAAAATAGGTCTTTCTGGGACAATAGAGAGAAAAGACGGAAAACATATAGTTTTTAGAGACTATTTTAGTAACACTATATTCAAGCCTCCAGCGGAAAATTTTATGGTTCCTGAAATTGATATTTACAAGAGCCAAATAAGATTTATGGACGGAGCTAGAATACCTTGGGCTAATAGAGTGACGGCATTAGCTAATAATGAAGAATATCGTCACTCTATTGCTTTAATGGCTGCAACGTATGCAGCAAGAGGTCATAAAGTATTAGTAGTAAGTGATAGAGTACACTTCTTAAAAGCCTGCGCAGAATTAGTAGGAGATAATGCAATCTGCGTAACAGGAGAAGTAGGACATGAAGAGCGCGAAGACTTACTAGAAGATATTCGTAATAATAGAAAAGATATACTTTTTGGTACTCAAGCGATTTTCTCAGAGGGAATCTCTGTGAATAATCTAAGTTGTCTTATTTTAGGAACTCCTATAAATAATGAACCTCTATTAACTCAGCTTATAGGAAGAGTCATTCGGGAGTACGAAAATAAAAAGACACCTAAAATAGTAGATATTCACCTATTAGGAAATACTGCAAAACGACAAGCATCTAATAGGATGGGATATTATATTAAACAAGGTTGGAATATACACCAACTATAAAAATAAATCTTGACATTAATTTTAAAATTTAGTATAATAATGATTCTTTATAACTGGCCAAAAATCTTTACTCTAACGAGAGGGAACACTAAACAGATGTTCCTAATCATAAAGATGCTAACTAATAATGAAGTGCCTAAAAACAAACGAGACCCTCTATATAAATATATGGATGTGGATTTCTCTGGCATAAGTTTTTTAGCGCATCCTGAAATGTTAGTGTATAACAGCTACAAGTACAGTTATAGAGAAATGGGAGTATATTTGGCCCTAGCTTCCGCAAGAAATCTTATGGATTTTAAATTAACGGGCGATACACGTTTATCCTTAGAGCATTGTCCTCTTTCGGATCCAAACGAACATTTAATAGAAAACAGACTACTTTATTCAGACGATGAATATATTTATTTTCTGTATGAAGAAGTTATAAAGGAGAACACACACTAATGGCTATTGGATTTAATAAAACAAAAGGCGCAGCACAAAAAGGTAATATCGTATCTTACGCATATCGAGAAGGCGACAATGAAGTTCGTCTAGTTGGTGATGTATTAGCTAGATACGTTTACTGGATTCCTGGTGAAAATAATAAAGATATTCCTTTTGAGTGCTTGTCATTTGATAGAAATGAAGAGCGCTTCAATAATTTGGAAAAAGACTGGGTACGAGAGTATCATCCAGATTTAAAATGTACTTGGAGCTATGCTATGCAGTGTCTTGACGCAGGTGAAGTAAAAGTTATTAACTTGAAAAAGAAGCTGTTTGAACAGATTCTTACTGCTGCCGAAGACTTAGGGGATCCTACTGATCCTGAGAGTGGTTGGGACGTTAAATTTAAGCGTGTAAAAACTGGTCCTCTTCCGTACAATGTAGAGTATCAACTTCAGGTATTGAAGTGTAAGCCGCGCGCTCTTTCTGAGGCAGAAGTTGCAGCAATTTCTGATCTGAAGTCTATGGATGATGTAATGCCTCGTCCTACCCCAGATGCTCAAAAAGAACTATTAGATAGGCTACGAGCTGGTCCATCTGATTCCTCTGATGATATTGATGAAAGTATTGAAGAAGAGTTTAACATCGCATGATTTTATTTACAGCCGATTGGCATTTAAAGCTGGGGCAAAAAAATGTTCCAAGAGAATGGTCTTTAGGTAGATATCGGCTATTCTTCGATGAGATTATAGCATTAGAGTCAGAGTGTAATATGCACATTATAGGGGGCGATCTCTTTGATCGCCTTCCTAACATGGAAGAATTAGAACTATATTTCTCTTTTATTCGTAGAGTTAAAATTCCTACTATTATTTATGATGGTAACCATGAGGCTACTAAAAAGGGAAGAACCTTCTTTTCTCAGCTTAAACAAGTAAGTAGAGATATTAACCCCTTAGTACATGTTGTTGATATCTCCTGGGAAGATACTGACATAGGATTTTCTATACTGCCATACAGAGAGCTTCATTTGCCTAATAGTATAGAAGCTCTGGATTATAATAAACCAGTCTTTACTCATGTAAGAGGAGAGATTCCTCCTCATGTAAAGCCAGAAGTAGACTTAAATAGGTTTGAAAGATTTCCTGTAGTTTTTGCGGGGGACTTGCATTCACATACAAATACTCAAAAAAATATAGTATATCCAGGGAGTCCTATGACAACTTCATTTCATAGAACTAAAGTAGAAACAGGGTATATATTAATAAATGAAAATGACTGGAATTGGTTATGGGCTCCATTTAATCTACCACAGCTTATAAGAAAAACCGTAAGCTCCCAAGAAGAAATGATAGCTACAAGTTTTGATCATACAATATATGAGTTGGAGGGAGATCTTAAAGATTTAGCAAATGTTAAAAACTCTGAGCTATTAGACAAGAAAGTTGTAAAAAGAGCTACAGAAACGACTCTTATAATTGAAAAAGAAATGACTATACAAGAAGAGATAAAAGAGTATTTAATGTATATTTTAGAGTTAGAAGAAGAAAAAATAAGTAGTATTCTTGACACTTTTAATGAGTATTCCACTGGATATTAATATAATGGAAATAGCAGCTGATATACATTATATACCTAACTTTTTATCTAGAGAGCAGTGCTCTAAAATTATAGAAGATGCTGAGAGCTTTGGAAACTGGGAGTCTGCAAAGAATGACAACTACCCCGGTCAAGAAATAAGAACAAATCTACTCACAGACTATACGCAAAATATAGTTATAGATATATACAAATACATAGCAGAACAGACTAAAATAATATGGCCCCCTACGGAACTCTTTGGCCTAAGAGACTCTTTTTTAATAAAATATTCTGTGGAAGGACAAAAAAATCTACCCTTACATAACGATCACTCTCTTGTTAGTGGAAGCATAAAACTAAATAATGAATATGTTGGAGGAGCTTTATCGTTTCCTCGACAAAATTTTTTTAATTCTATATGTAATACGGGGGATCTTATATTCTGGCCTGCTCAAGTTACTCATCCTCATGAATGTTTAGATTTACTATTCGGAGTAAAGTATAGTTTAACAATTTGGACTAAAAGAAGTCCTTGGGACTAATTAATGATTATATTAAAAACACTATACTGGAACAACTGTTTTAGTTACGGTGCAGATAATTTTTTAGATTTAACTACAGATTCTGTTACTCAGATTATAGGTACTAACGGAACCGGTAAGTCTTCTATTCCTCTTATTATAGAGGAGGCTTTATTTAATAAGAATTCGAAAGGAATAAAAAAAGCAGATATACCAAATAGATTTCTTGGAAAAGGTTATAATATAACCTTAGAGCTAACTAAAGACAACGATGACTATATTATAATTATTGATAGAAAGAGCGGGGTAAAAGCCACTGTTTTAAAAAATGACGAAGATATAAGTAGTCATACTGCTACCGAAACCTTTAAAACAATACAAGATATTATTGGCTTAGATTTTAAAACTTTTTCTCAACTTGTATATCAAAGTACAACAGCAAGTTTACAGTTCTTAACTGCTACTGATACTAACCGAAAAAAGTTTTTAATAGAGTTGCTTCAATTAGATAATTATGTCAGTCTATTCGATATTTTTAAAGAGAAAAGTAAAGAATTAAGCCTAGAAGTAGCTGGAACTTCTGCCAAAGTAAGTACAATAGAAAAATGGTTAAAAAATAATAATCTGACAGATACTACCATAGTGCCTCTGTTAGAAATAGAAATTTCTACGGAAGAAGAAGAGAAAGAGTTCCACAGAATTACGACAGAAATTGAAAATATTTCTTCAAAAAATAAAAAAATTTCTAAAAATAATTCTTATAAAGAAATGCTAAAAAGGGTTCCTTTAGAGGAAGCTCAAAAGATAGTAGAAACAGATAAAAAATCCTATGATGAAGAACAAAAAGAGTTAGGATCTTTATCAGGGGCGGTAACGGGGTTAAAAAAGTTTTTAGAGAAAATAAATAATTTAGGAGATCAATGTCCTACTTGTGAGCAGGAAATCCCTTCCTCTTTTAAATCCTCTCTTATTGAACAGACAGAGGGAGAGTTAGCAGAGCTAAGAGTAAGAGGAAGAGAATTACAAGAATTTGTACAAACTACAAGAGAGACTAATACTCGAATAGATTACAGAAATAAAATTGAAAGAGAGTGGAAAGACTTATATAATTCTATAGATCAGAGTCTTCCTTCTGAGCTTTTGAATGAGGATAAACTAAAAGCGGACTTAAAAGAAATAGCTTTAAGGGTTAAAAAAGCAAAAGAAGAAATAAAAAAGTTAGAAGAAGAAAACTCTAAAAGATTTGAGCATAATACTCGAATTAAACTAATTCAAGAGCAAACAGAATCTTATAAGGAAGAATTAGAAGAATTATCTGCGTCTCTCGTATCTTCTGAGGTTACTCTTTCAAATTTAGAAGTTCTAAAAAAGACTTTCAGTACCAATGGGCTAGTCGCTTATAAAATTGAAAATCTTGTAAAAGAGTTAGAAGAAATGGTAAATCACTATTTAGGAGAACTGTCCGACGGTAGATTTACTCTTGAATTTGTAATTTCTAATGATAAGTTAAACGTAGAAGTCACAGACTCAGGGAATATAATAGATATTCTTGCACTCTCTTCAGGAGAGCTGGCAAGAGTAAATACAGCTACATTGCTTGCAATTCGCAAATTAATGAGTAGTATTTCTAAGTCTAAAATTAATATTCTTTTCTTAGACGAAGTTATAAACGTATTGGATGAAGTAGGAAGAGAAAGACTTGTAGAGGTTCTTTTAAAGGAAGAACTAAATACTTATATAGTAAGTCATGGCTGGTCTCATCCCCTTCTAAGTAAAATAGAGGTATTAAAAGAGGAAAATATAAGTAGGTTAGATTTATGAGTAAAAAAGAAATTTTAAGAGAAAAAATTCTCGATGCTTTACGCGAAACTTTTAGAGGAAAAATCCAGTATCACGAAGCAAACGTAGAGATCTATTTACACAATCCCGCAGGGATAGGAGAACATCCTGATGTGCTTCAAGCTATAGAAGAAGAAATATCAAAAATTGCGGAGTATACAGAAAAATTAGATGTTCTAAATAATTTTTAATTTATGGTTGATTCAAGAGCAAAAGGTGCTCGTGGTGAGTACTTAGTAAGGGATTTATTAAGAGAGCGTACAAACTTACAGTTCGAGAGAATCCCTCTAAGTGGAGCACTAAACTACTTAAAAGGGGATCTTTACGTTCCTCATGTTAAAAATAGATTTTGTATTGAAGTAAAAAATTATGAAGAAAGCCCTCTTTCTGATAAAATTTTTACTCAAAAGAAAACAAATAATTTAATAAAATGGTGGAAGAAACTACTTGAACAATCTGAAGGGGGAAAACAAAAACCTCTATTATTTTTTAAGTATAATAGAAGCCCTATATATGTAGTAACAGATATTGTTCCAGAATGGACTGATAATTGGTTGTATATTAAATTTTTAAATTGTTACATTCTTCTAGCAGAGGAATGGCTATCTAAGGAGGAAATTAGTTTTACTTATGAGTACGATGAGTGAAATAGCTAAGTCAAAACATCCCTTTATATCCGACAAGGAGTGGAGGCACGACTACTATAATAATACTTATGAACCTCTACTAAGAGGCTTAAAAAACAACCCTATTTGTTTACTAGAAATAGGGGTAAATTACGGATATTCTCTAGGTGTTTGGAGAGAGTACTTTACAAAGGCAACAATTATTGGGGTCGAGTTAGACGCGTATAATTCTTTCCCGTATAGATCAAATCATCATGCTACCGATGGATCTTACGGCCCTTTACGCCAAGCACAATCGTGGTATGGTCTAACTTCGATAGATCCTAAAAAATTTTATGATAATTTTCAAGGATGCACTATAATATACGGAGATGCTACAGATGCGGATACTTATAGAGGTTTAGGAAAATTAGACGTAGTAATTGATGATGGCAGTCACGGCTTGGAGGATATAGTAGCATCTTTTGATATATTAATGCCTCGATTAAATGATGGGGGCCTATATATTATAGAAGATAGTCCAGATGCAGTAAAATTTTATTCAGGAACAGCTGGAATAGTTATGCCTCATTGGGGCCCAGCGTCAGTTGAAGTAGTTCATATATATGATGGGAGTGCAGAAAAACACCCGTCAACAACAACAATAGCTTTAAGGAAAAATAGTGACATTTAAATTTAATGAAAAAATACTAGAACCTAGAGATGATTCTGTTCTAGTAGTAGATTCTTTAAATCTGGCTTTTAGATGGAAACATCAGGGAAGAACAGATTTTAGATATGATTATCAAAGAACAGTTGAGAGTTTAGCAAAGTCTTATGATTGTAAACGTGTCATTATCACAGCAGATTGGGGTTCGTCCAGCTATAGAAAGGCCCTACACCCAGAGTATAAACAGAATAGAAAAGATAAATTTGCGGAACAGTCCGAAGAAGAAAGAATTGCCTTTGAAGAGTTCTTTGAAGAATACGAATCAACTCTTCAACTCCTCTCAGAGGATTGGGTCATACTTAGATATAAAGGTGTAGAAGCAGATGATATTGCAGCTCACCTAGTTAAGGAAAAGAAAAAATATGGCCTTAATAAAATTTGGCTAATCTCAAGCGATAGAGACTGGGATTTGTTGATTCAAGAAAATGTCGGAAGATTTTCTTATGTGACGAGGAAGGAAGTTACGCTAGAAAATTGGAACGAACATTACGATGTAACTCAAGAAGAGTATATATCTCTAAAATGTCTCACAGGAGATAAGGGAGATAATATTATAGGGTTCTCGGGTGTAGGACCAAAGCGCGCGCAAACTTTAATAAAAGAATATGGAAGTGCGTTGGATCTATACGAGATATTGCCTATACCCAGTAATTATAAGTTTATGTCTGAATTAAATGAAAATCCAGATAAAATACTCTTAAATTACGAATTAATGGATTTAATAACATATTGTGATGATGCAATCGGGTCTGATAATTTATCAGATATTGAAGGGAGAATTTTAAATGTCCTTTGACATTAAAATCGATTATAGAAGAGATAATTATTTATCGGAGTTTAGTAAGAAAACTTTAGAGGATAGATATCTAATTGATGGGGAAGTATCCCCTCAAGATGCTTTTGCTAGGGCTGCAAAAGCATTTGCTTCCAACAAAGAACACGCCCAAAGACTGTATGACTATGCTAGCAAACTATGGTTTATGTTCTCTACTCCCGTTCTTTCTAACGGTGGAACAAAAAGAGGGTTGCCTATTAGTTGTTTTCTAAACTATGTAGATGACAGTAGAGAAGGAATTACAAATCATTACACTGAAAATGCTTATCTTTCATCAGTAGGCGGGGGAATAGGAGGCTGTTGGAACGGGGTCAGGAGTGTCGGCTCGAAAACGAGCAATGGCTCCGAAAGTACAGGAGTTATTCCCTTTCTGAAAGTAGTAGATGCTGAAATGCTTGCGTTTTCTCAGGGCGTTACTCGTAGAGGAAGTTACGCAGCTTATTTGGATATTTCTCATCCTGAAATCGAAGAATATCTGGATATGCGAAAGCCTACTGGAGGAGACATAAACAGAAAATCTGTAAATTTACACCACGGTGTTATTATATCAGATAAATTTATGCAAATTATTGAGCAGGCAACTTTAGTAGAGGGCTTTGATGATTCATGGGATTTAATTGATCCGCATACAAATAGAGTAACTAAAACAGTTTCTGCAAAAACTCTGTGGGTAAAGCTTATACAAAATAGAGTAGAAACTGGAGAGCCTTATATTATGTTTAAGGACACAGTACAAGAAGGTTTGCCAGATTTTCAAAAGAAAAGAGGTCTGGAAGTTCATCACTCTAACTTGTGTTCAGAAATCACTCTTCCAACTTCTAAAGACAGAACCGCAGTATGCTGTTTATCATCTGTAAATTTAGAGGAGTATGATGAGTGGTGCAATGATGATAACTTTATACCAGATCTAGTAGAGATGTTGGATAATGTATTGACTTATTTTATTGATAATGCTCCCCCTGAGCTATGGAGAGCGGTTCATAGTGCTACTCAAGAAAGATCTATAGGTCTCGGTGCTATGGGGTTTCATGCCTATCTACAGCGTCATAATATTGCTTTTGAAGGAGTAATGGCGAAGAGTAAGAATATGCAAATGTTTTCTCGAATTAAAAGAGAAGCGGAAAAAGCAACCGAAAAACTAGCCCAAGAAAGGGGTAACTGTCCTGATGATTCTACGGGAAGAGTAAGAAATGCTCATCTTCTTGCTATTGCTCCCAATGCGAGTAGTAGTATTATTTGTGGAAATACTTCTCCAAGTATTGAACCTTACAGAGCAAATGCTTATACTCAAAAAACTAAAAGCGGTTCTTCACTGCAAAAAAATGAATATTTAGAACATGCTCTACAAGAGATAGGACAAGATACTCCAGAAGTATGGAAAAGTATTATTACTAACGGAGGCTCTGTTCAGCATTTAGATTTTCTAGATGACTATACAAAAGACGTATTTAAAACTGCTGTAGAAATTGATCAACGATGGGTTATTGAAATGGCAGCGGATAGACAAGAGTTTATCTGCCAAAGTCAGTCTTTAAATGTATTTTTCCCTTCGAATGTATCTAAAATGGAGCTTCATGCAGTACATATGATGGCATGGAAGAGAAAAGTAAAAACACTTTACTACTTAAGAAGTGAAGCATATAAAAGAGCGGAGAATGTATCAGACGCAGCTCTTCGACAAAGAATTTTTGACGCAATAGATGAAGAAGGATGTTTGGCTTGTGAAGGTTAATCATAGAAACTTAGTAGAAGATAGAGTATCTGAATGGATTATGGATATGCATGATCCACGAATGGATGGATTTGTGGGATTTGATCGAAAGAAATTACTTTATAGATTACAATCTATAGTAAATAAAGGATTAAAAGAAGCGCCTCACTATGTTGGGGAAGACGAGTGGCTCGAAGAGAATAAATATGAACTTGCTAACTGAAAGAGATTATTATAAGCCTTTTAATTACCCTTGGGCATTTAAACATTATAAGACACAACAACATATGCACTGGTTGCCTGATGAAGTAAACCTTGCAGATGACTTAAAAGATTATCGTGAAAAACTTACCCCAGAAAATCGTAGACTTATTAATCAAATTTTTAGATTTTTTACACAGGCAGATGTAGATGTTTGTTGTGGGTATGCAAAACACTACTTGCCTACATTTAAACAGCCTGAAATACGAATGATGCTTTCTGCTTTTGCCGCAATGGAAGCAGTACATCAAGAAGCATATTCATTATTACTAGAAACTCTAGGATTTGGGGACGATGAATATCAGAAGTTTTTTGAACATAAAGAAATGCTTGATAAACATGAGCATTTATCTAATTTTGGTATGGATACTAAAATGGATATTGCAAAGACTATGGCAATTTACTCAGGATTTACAGAGGGAGTGCAGCTTTTTAGTAGTTTTGCAATCTTACTAAATTTTCCTCGTCATAATTTAATGAAAGGAATGGGGCAAATTGTTACTTGGTCAATTCGAGACGAAACACTACATGTAGAGGGTATGTCTCAACTATTCCGAACTTTTATTCAAGAGAATCCCGAATTATGGAATGATGATCTTAAATATCAAGTGTACTGTGCAGCGGAAAGAACAGTAGAGCTAGAAGATGCTTTTATTGATCTTTGTTTTGAGAATGCTACAGTGCCCGATCTGACACCAGAAGAAGTAAAAGAGTATATTCGATATATCGCGGATAGAAGACTATTAGGTCTTGGTATGAAAAAGATTTTTGGAAGTGAAGAAAATCCTTTACCATGGCTTGACTATATGCTTAATGCTGTAGAGCATACAAATTTCTTTGAGAATCGAGCTACAGAGTATGCGAGGGCTAGTACGACGGGTAACTGGCAGGATATTTTTAAGTAAATCCTATATCGTGAGTTAATTCTTGTGTAGATAAAGTAGACTGTACTGCATCTATTGTAATAGGTGCAGTTACAGTCTGGTTTGATAATACTGCTGAAACTATAGTTTCAGAAACCACAGCTTCTAGTTCTAGAAGTATCATTGCTCAATACTTGCACTAACAGCCGTCAACTGCTGTATTGAGGTATCTGTTGTTATTTCTTGTATTGTATTACTATAGTTTAGAAGTTGAATAGGTTCTTCTATAGTAAGGGTTTGTTGTATATAACGAATTTCATCGCCAGTCCCCCCTCTATACCCCATAGTAGCAATAGCTAAGCGACTTCTATAACTCATGGTAGCTCTCTCCTTAATGCAGTAGTATTAACATTAGGTTGATTAATTCCTATAGTAATTCCTCCAAAAGAAATACCCGTATCTGTAATATCTACCTGAGCATCTCTGTCTAACCCTGCAAGTTGCCACAATTCTATAATTTTTGCTACTATTGCTATTTGAGTGGAGGCTACATTAGTATTTGTATCTACCAGAGCCTTCCCAAAAGTGCCTGTAGTGTTATGGTCCGCAGTATTCTTATCCCAAACAGCAGAAGCCACTGTATCAGCACTAGGGGCCGCATCTGTAGTAAGACTACGAGTTGCATAATCCCATATCTCTGAAACTTCGGCTCCTACATTGGTTTTTACAATATTTACAATATTTGTAACTTGGACGGGATTTTGCAAAACTCCAGAATAGTTAAAATAAGCAGAATTATAATCATCACTAAAAAGAGTACCGGTAACTTTAACTTTTGATAAGTCAATGTACAACTTCCAGCCATTAGTTAAGAAATAAATATCTCCTGCCTGTTGGCCATCTACCGTAGGGTCTCCTCCAATAGAACGAATTGCTGAACTATATTGCCCATTATAATAATTTTCTAACTTTACCCACTCTTTCCACTCTGAATAAACATCTTCTTTAATTTTTAATTCAGTAACATGTTCATTAACATAAATTACTTTATTAGGACCATCAAAAGTAGTTTTAGAATAAAGTCTCCAATATTCGTAATTATTATAAAAAGTTGCTAACATTTTACTGCAACCTTTCTTTCCAGTGCAGAGACATTTTTAGATTATGAGTTTCTCCAGAGCCTCTTGTAATAGATCCTTTCAACGGTCTCCACATAAATGTCCAAGCAGGAGAAGCTGGAGGAGTTCCTTTAATCTTCCCTATTCCAAGAACTTCATCTTGAATCGTAGCACTAGAAGTATCAAAATTGGCAATTTGCTCTGTACCTGTTACCCACCCGCTTCCAGTTTCCGCAAGAATATGAGTGTAGTAATCTTTCGGATAGCTTGTGGTTGTACCAATCGAAGAAAGAGTTCTTACTGCATGAGAAGTCGCAGTTCCGCTAGTTTCTGCAGAAGCATTTCCCGTTGCTGAGTACGTGAACGTATCTGCACCTGTAGAAGTAACAGAATAAGCTTTTGTAATTGTATAAGTTCCTGTAGCCTCATTATCTACCGTAGTGGTTAAAGTAATTTGACTATCTGAATCTACGGTAGAGATTTCGAAATATTCTTCTCCGATTTGAATAAATTCACCTGGAGAAAAATCACTTAAAAGAGTTGATACTGGATTAGAAGCGTCATGAGTAATAACTGCACTGCCGTTTGTAACCTGCATTCCACCTTGAGATTCTGAGTTATAGTTTGTAGTACCGGAAATAGTTGTATATTCCCCAGTTAAAAAACCATGCCTAGTAGAAGTTACCGTAACAGTTCCGGTTCCAATAATATTTGAGATGCTTCTATCTCTATGAAAAGAAACGGAAGTAGTAGTAGTTCCTGCATCAATTGTAGAAGACGAGCGAGCACGTAACCTTACTGAAGTTCCTGATGAAACTGTTTGGACTTCTGCCGATTGACCTGCTGCATCTCCATTCAAAAATTCTACGTCATCGCCAGTATCTACACCTACTGCAGAACCTATTGTAAGAGTTCTTACT